CTAACTGCCGCGAAGGCTATTCCTGAAATCGATCATCGATAGCTCGCGGATGAGTTCACCCCGTTCAAACTCAAGCTCTACCTGCTTATCTATCAATTTCATCGAGTCGCGCAGCTGCCGCTTTGCCAGCCGCAGCAGCCGCGCTTCTTCTTTCACCAGCGGATCCAGGCCCTTTATGAATCCGTCATGATCGCGCTTGTCGCCCGCAAAACAGGCGTCGTGCAACGCCGCTGCCTTTTCCCTGACCTCGCACAGATCAGACAGCGGATTAGCATCAAGGACGCCACGAATGGAAGTCAGGCGGCGCTCGATGCGCGCCAGCGCCTGATTAATAACTTTTTCCTTTACACTGGCCACGGCAGATCCTATTTGGCTTTAGTATCGGTTTCGGTGCGCCTGCAGCCTTCAAGGAAGGCTTCCACATCCCGCTCCAGGTAGCGCACTTTTGCGCCGATCTTGAGAAAGGGCAGTTTCTCTTTGTGTCGGCCGGTGCTGCGCCACACCGCCAGCGTCGCCACCGTGGAGTCCAGAATTTCGGCCACTTCCTTGGGTGACAGTTTGCGCTCGCCGAGCAGACCTTGAGCGTTAAGCATTGTCATTGGTTGCTCTCCTGTGCTGTCTTGCCATTCCACTTGTTCCCGCAGTGCCTGCATTTCCAGAGCGGGAAGTCATCGCTTACGTTTACCAGCTGTACCTGCCTGGTTGCGCACTCGGGGCATGGGGGTACGTTGCGGCATATCTGTTGCCGCTTTTCGGCCATGGCCTTTAATGATTCAGCGCCGCGGGCTTTCATGGCTGCTGCTCCGTGGTGGCAGACACCGCTGGCCAGTCAAGCTCTGATCCAAAGAAAGTGGTGTAGTTGAATTCGTCGCGCAGCAATACGGCAGTGGCGACGGGGCGGTTATTAACCCATAGGACCGCCACCTTCCCGCAGCCCGCCTCAAACCCGTGGTGCCGCATACATGAGCTGGACTCAGCTCGATAGTTACGCCGCTCTATAACATCCGCAAACCAGGCTTCCACTTCTAGGGAGGCGTCCAGTTCATCCATGCGAACGCCCGAAATCACCTCTGATTTGACTGCCTTACAAGGCTCAGGCTGTTCCGCGTGCGCTCTTAGATCCCGCCGCATCTGCACATTACGCGAAATCAGCGATCGAATAGTTTTCTCGCGTGTCTTGTTCTCATAATCAGCAGTGATTCGCTTGTCCTTTTCAGCCATAAGCTTCGCATTCAGATACGCCAGCTTTTCAATGATTGGCCGCCCGCCGTTCCAGTCGCCTTTTTGCACACCAGCCGCTTTATAGATTTCAAATACGGTGGCGCGCAGTGTGTTGGCCATCTTCGCCTGGCATTGGGCTTCGCTTTGCAGGTGTTCAGACTTTCTCTGCAGAGCATCAAGTTGCGCTTTGAATCCAGCGCCCGCCTCAGCAGCCAAAAGCTGCTCGGTAAGGGTTTGATTGGCAGCGCGAAGGCCATCAACCTCACCAGCAGAGACTGCAATTTCAGCCCACTTCACCTCATAGTCTCTATCTTGGTAAAACTTAACGGTCTTCGCTAGCGCGGTGTAGGCTGTCCATAAATTACTAAACTGTCGCCGCAGGTCTTCATAGCTTTCCGCGAGTGCCGGTTTAGCCATTGTCTTTGTGTTTTCAATAAGACTCAGCTGGGTTCTTGCCACATCCCGCTGGGTCATAAGGCCGCCGCAGGCTACTTTCAGTTCGCCGTTTTCCTGTGCGAGCTCGGCGTTGTACTCCTTCAGCTTGCGCACATCGGTGGGCGTCATGCCTTCGGGGTAGCCGTCCAGCAGCCGATCACGCTCAGCCTTCAGTTGTTCAACCTCTTCCATGATGGGCTCCATTCCTGTCCCGCCATTGCTCTTTATGCCCAGCAGCGCTTCAACCTGCTGCGCCGATTCGCACATAAAGCGAAAGTCCTGCGCCCGCAGGTTCAGCCCGCGCTCAGCTTTCTCGAACTGCGCCCGGTATATATTGGATACGATCTCGACTGTATTCAGCCGATCATCAAGCTCCCGCATTCTGACTGCGGATTGACTCATCACCAGATCAGGGCAGTGATCCAGTTCGGCCGGTATACGCATGACAAATGGGCTGGTATCGCCCTTGGTTACGGCCTCTGAAAGCTCATCCAGGCGATCAGCCAGGGTGCTGGTGGGTACTCGGTCACCCGTTTTGTATGTGTTGCTCATGCTGCCTTTCTCACTTCAGTAGTTTGAATTTTGCCGGGCATGATGCGCACCGGGCGCGCTTGGATCCTGACCGGGTTTGTACCAGCGCGCCGCCACACTGGGTGCACACGACTTGCTTCACGCGGACCGTCATACGTTCATTGATCTGCGGAGTGTTGTTTTTCCGCGGGATGGCAATACCCAGCTCGCGCAGCGTGGCTTTGTATTCCCGGGCGATCCATTTCCCATCCGGCTCAAGATGCAGCCCGTCGCCCATCATGTCGCCCAGCTTGACCAGGCGCTGGTGTGGATTGCTCATCGCGCGGTACTCCTAGCTGTGCAGGTGTTTGTGGTAGACCTCGAAGGGGATATCGTCGTCAAACTCAGGCACGCCTGGGTCTGGGCCGTACCCAGCGCCGGCAACCTGCTGGCCTGGCTGATTTTGCGGCTGCGGGCGGCTGTTCTGCTGCGCTGCAGGCTGCTGTCCGTATTGCTGCCCGTTGCCGGCATACCCCTGGCTGTTGCTTTGGCCAGGTGGGCGCGAGTTCTGGCCGTCCTGCTGGCCCGCCGGGCGACTGCCGATCATCTGCATTTCGCTGGCGACGATTTCAGTGGTGTATTTGTCCTGGCCGCTCTGGTCCTGCCACTTGCGGGTGCGCAGTGCGCCTTCGACGTAGACCTGTGAGCCCTTACGCAGGTACTCGCCGGCGATCTCGGCCAGCTTGTTGAAGAACACGACTCGGTGCCATTCGGTGCGTTCCTGCATCTGGCCAGTGTTCTTGTCTTTCCAGCTGTCGCTGGTGGCCAGAGTTACGTTAGTCACCGCATTACCGGAGGGCATGTAACGCACTTCCGGATCTCCGCCGAGGTTGCCCACCAGAATTACTTTATTTACGCCGCGCGCCATGGTTATTTCCTTGATTAATTGAGCAGTTGTTGTTGCTGGGCCGCTGCATAGGCCCGTAGCCAGACGGACTTCCAGGCCTGAGACTTATAGGGGCATTCCCATAGTTTTGCGCCGCGCGCCACATCCTCTTTGGCTCTGATCTGCGCGACCGTCATGCCGCGGGGCTTGCCGTCATTCCGTTGCTTGCCTTTCATATCGATTACCTCGCCCTGCTGGCCGTGGGTTCCGACTGCACACTGGAACGGTGGGTTAGCGTCCGACTCTCTGGACGCTGATGTGGTCTGCCGGATCGAGACGATAGAGCTCTGCCGCCCGCTTCGCCGCCTCGCTATTACGCCAGGCAGGCCTGCAGTGGGTGAATATCTGTATGACCAGACGGCGATTGCGGTAAACCAGCCAAGTAATCATCTGCATTGCTCCGATCTGTCGGCTTGTCGTAACCCCGCGCGCTTCGCACAAAGGGCCCGACTTCTGCCAGAAAATCCCGCCTGGTCCACAGGCACATCGCCTTGATGTCGGCGATGGCTGCGTGGAAGTACAGCCCGTGGCTGAGGTTGAGTTTTGTTTCACCGTCCAGCGAAAGGTAATGCCCTTTGCTCTCGCAGGTGTCGCACTTATGCTCATGCCCCAGGTCACATTCAATCCAGCCGCTGCTTTCGCATTCATCGCAGGCAGTGTCTGTCGCCAGAGCGCGCTGAGCGTCACACCAGGCTTCATAGGTGGTGATGATCATTGGTTTGCTCCTTATATCTCGCACGGCATCACAATGACTTTGGCGTTGTAGTCCGCATGCTTGAGCAGCATTTCTATGCAACTATCAGCCCCGCGAAACCTCAGTTCGACCGTGGGGCTCTTTGAGCCCAGGGCCCGCCCCGCTTTTCCCGCTTTGGCGATGTAGTTTGGGTTAAGGCCGATTGCGGGTGTCGCCACCAGTTCGCCCTTTGGCATCACTCGCTCCAGATCCGGAAACGTGCCATCTACCAGATTCAGGCCAAGGTACACTTTTGATCCTTTTTTGAGGACGTGCCGCCCGAGCTCGCAGGAGAACCACATATAGCCCGCATTTCCGTTCTCATGCAGTGAGATATGCGCCGTCTCGGCTTTGGCTGGAATAGCGCCACCGATATTCATAATGATGGTGTTTTTGAGCTGTTTGGCCTCGGCGCACTGCGCCCAAAATGCGCAATGACCATTGGTGGATCCGATATACCCTGCCGTATTTATCACAATGCCATTCAGGTAATAGCGGACATCATTCACGGCCTGATATTCCTGGGCCGCACGCAGCAGCTTGGCTGGCAGATCGATGTTGGTGATGGTCATGCTTTCGATCCTTATGCTGCGAGAAATTGACTATTTCTTTGCCATGGGTTGTTTGCTCGGGCGATGGCGGCCATCGGCGGTGGGCTCACTGAGTTGCCGCACATATGCACCTGCTCGGATTTCGTGAGCCTGCGCCCGTCGTGCCCCCGGTCGATGATGTAGCTCGGCGGGAAGCCCTGCGCCATGTACAGCTCATGGGGCTGGAGCATGCGCAGATGGATATCAACAATCACGTATGGGTCGCCGCCTATCCAAACGGTGACCAGAGCCAAGCGGGCCTTGGTGGTTAGCGTGTGCATTGGCTCGCGCAGATCGCCCCACTGTCCGCCTTCGCCGTAGTAGCGCATCAGGAAGGCGGCACAGCACAGGGCGCCGGCCTCGGCATCTGCTGCCAGCTTGATCTCAACCAGAGCGGACTTTCCGCCACCTCCTGCGGTGATCGTCGGGGCTGGCTCATCAATGCCTTGGCCAACGCTGCCACCGAACTGACGGGACAGGAAGGCGGTTGCCGGTGCATGGTGCTGCCCGCCGGCGCTGATGGTGTGCAGTGGGTCATCCACCGCCCGCGCGTCACAGTTGCCGCGCAGGTGCACCAGGTTGGCCGTTACCAGCTGCTGCTGGCTGCCGGTGTTTGTCACCGTGGTCATCGGGTCGCTGAGCGGCTTGGAGTGCGTGGTGTTGAACCCGCCGTTCGCTTGCGCCAGGAATGCTGTTGCGAGCGCGAATGATCCGCCACGGGGCCATGCCGTAATGGTGTTCAGCGGCTGGTCTGCTGGGTGTACCGTCTCCTGGCTCCAGTTTGCTATCGGCACGATGAAGGGCTGGGCTCTATCTAACACCTCGCGCTTGATGCCCTTGGCGATCCGTCGCATGGTGGCCTCTGCCAGCGGCTTCTTGCGGCCGAAGATGCTTTTGCCTGGCACAGCCCAGTCGATGCATTCAGCGGCCGTGCGGTAGGGCTTCTGGCCCTTGGCCGGCTGCGCTGCGTGACTGGGTTCAGGCCATATGATCGGCTCGCCATCTCGACGGGCAACCATGAATAGACGCTCGCGGCTCGTTGGGGCGCCGAAGTCACAGGCCTTCAGAATGCGGTGATCGACGTGGTACCCCAGCGCCTCTAGACAGGCGCGGAACTTTTGCCACGTTTGCCCTTTGCGCTTCTTGTTCGGCACCAGGTACTGCTCATGGCGCGGTACACGCTCGCCGGGATTGGCAACGGTTCCATCCAGTCGCATAACGCGCCCGGTGGTCTTGCAGCGCTTGGCGACGAGCGGGCCCCACTGGCGGATCTGCTTCACGTTCTCCAGGCTGATGATGCGGGGCTTGCCGATGCCGGCCCACTTGATCACGACCCACGATAAATCCCGGATCTCTTTCTTGCGCGGTTGCCCGCCTGCGGCCTGGCTGTGGTGGGTGCAATCCGGGGATGCGTGGAACCACCCAACCCGACGCCCTGCGAGCACGGCCACGGGATCGACAGTCCAGACATCGGTTTGCAGGTGCAGGCAGCCGGGGTGGTTGGCCTGATGCATGCTGATCGCCGCCGGGTTGTGGTTGATTGCAATATGAACAGGGCGGCCAAGGCCCATTTCGATCCCGGTGCTAGCCCCACCACCGCCTGCGAAGAGATCAACATTTATTTCGTGGTCGATTTCGTCAAGCGCCAGGCCGTACTGGGTATTGAAATCGAGCGGGTTTAGTTTCATCCGCGAAGTCATGCCGCACCTTCCTTCCCGACCGTGACGCCAGGCTCTGCCAGTTCGCAGGCCACAGCGCACAGCAAGTGCATCGCCATGCCGTCGTTATGCGCGCTCTTTTCCAGCCGATCCAGTAGCACGGTGAGCGCTTTTATCGGTCCGCAGTTGTGTTCCTTCATGGCGCTGTCGAACAGTGGACGCCACTTCTGAACTGTTGCTTTGAATTTGTCTGCCCCGCCCAGGAATATTTGCTGATCCCGGCACTGGTATAGCTTGGCGCTTATCTCGACCGCCTGCTGTCCGGTGTTCATATGGCACCTTCCTTCGCCACCGGCGCTGTCGCGACGCCGCAGAACGGGCAGAATGCCGCCTTAATCCAAGTATCAATCTTTTGGGTTTTCAGGCCGCCGGCTTTCTTCGGAACCTGAACGCGCCCCTTGTAGGGGATGATCATTTCCAAGCGCAAGCCAGCATCTGAAATACCGAGGGTGTAGTTGTCCAGTTCGGCTTTGTAGTCGGCATGACCTTCAGGGAGGTCCGCTTTCATACGCTCGGCGAGCTTGGCTTCAAATTCCGTCTTACATTCGCAATTCATGACGCGGCCCTCTTTGTAGAGCGGCAGCGCGTCATCTTCATGCTGGTAATCCGCGGATATATGAAGGTGGGTTCCTTATCGGTTCGCTCAGATACCCAGGCGCGCGCTGCGTATTCCGCATCAGCCTCGGTTGTGTAGGGCGTAAAGCCGAACACGATTTCGAACCCTTTGAAAATCGCGTACTGACTGGACGCACGGTCGATGGAAATTTCGTAGTCGATATCGGCTTTCATGCTGCACCTTCCAGTTCGACGGCCAGTGTTTCCTGCGTGCTGGTGGGCATGGGCACAACAAAGGGTGTTGCCTGGTGAGTGATGCGACACTCGGCCACCAGCGCAGCGTAGATGGAATTCTCAGCCTCGCAGGCAAGATCGGTGTCGTGATAAAAGACCATATCGGGCGTCCAGATCAGCTCTATGTAGAACTCATCCAGGGGGTAGCCGTGGCACTCACTGTGAAATAGCGCGAGTATGGCGGCGTCTGCCTCTACGCCACTTAGATTGGAGCGTTCAGTGGCGATCCAGAGCAGCGGCTTTTGCGTGTCTATTTCGCGAAAGGCGAACAGGTACAGCCCCTTTATCAGCTCTGCTTCCTTGGCCTCCTTAACCGCCTTTTCTTCCTTGATGCGCTGGTGGATTTCCTCGCGATGGACGGTGGTTTCCTTTGGCGCGTTAACGCCGAGGCGGATCTGGTTCCCCTTCATACTCAGCACGGTGACGGTAACGTCATCGCCGATCATCAGGGTTTCGCCCACACGACGGGTCAGTATTAACATGATGTTTCCCTCCTTGGGTTTTAGGCTCAGGCTGCGGTTTTATCGGCGACAGGGGTTTCGACCAGGCCGCCAAAGGCGCCGGTGATGTCTTTGAAAAGCTGCCGCAGACAGGCAGCCATCAGCAGCAGATCGGCCTGGCACTTAATCAGGTCGTCGGCTTCATCGGCGCGCTGCTCATTGAAGGTGTCGGTGGTGCAGATGCGCAGCACTCGCAGATCTTCACAGAGCCGCAGCACCAGGTAGTCGTTCCATTCCAGCGCCAGGCGGGTGACTAGGTTGCCGTTGCCGATATGCGCCACGATATCGGGGTTGGCCAGATCCTGTCCGCGGAGCTTGATGTCGGCGCCTTCCACCAGCGTGCTGCGCAGGTTGCACTCATCAAGTACGGTGAATCGGCCGATTTGCGTGGCTGCGCCTTCAATCCACTGGCTCATGATGGCGCCCGGTGACTGCTTAACGTCCGGCAGGGTGACGCGCAGCGATCCCAGGGCGCCTCGTAGCGCGCTCAGCAGGTCTTCGGCGATACGGTAGCTTGTGGCCTCGACCACCAGCAGGCCGGCGGCAGGGATGAGCAGCGCGCGGGTGTGCTGCCGGCGGGTGAAGGCACGCGGCAGCAGATCCAGGATGGCTTCATCCTTCAGCTGGGTGCGTTCACGCCTGAAGACTTTGCGGCCCTGCTGCTCTTCGATGGCCTTTACCTGGGCTTCTACGTGATCGCGCAGGGTTGCCGCAGGGATGATTTTTGTATCGGTGCGCAGGGTGATAGTCATTGCATGGCCGCCTTCCTGGGTTTCCGATGCCAGTACCAGGCTTTCGTCCAGGCCTTCAGCTGGCGCCACCCAGCCGCTGCGTGTCATTTCCTGAGTGCCGGGTGGTACAAAGGCACCTTCGGCCAGGGCCGCTTCGAGGGCTTCCTGCACGGGGCAGTCTTTGAGGCAATAGAAGATCGCGTTCTTGAAGAAGTTCATGGTGATTCCTGTCTGCTGGTGGGTTGTGGGTATCAGGCGGCTTTGCGGGCCTTGGACTCGCCGTAGTCGCGGTGCTGGTTATAGCGCCGGCCGTGCAGGCGCAGATGGTTGATGGTCTGTTCTGCCCGCTCGCGATCTTCTGCTTCCATGCCGTTGTTGATGTGCAGCTGCAGCAGCGCAATTTCGATATCGCAGGCGGCTACACTGTCGAATTCTGGATCGGCCCACTTGAGGGCGGCGTTCAGGGCTTTCTCGGCAAGCTTGAAGGTGTGGGTTTGTTTGGGCATCGGTCTTCCCTGGCGCGGTTGTGGGTTAGGGTGAGCAGGCTATTCGCCGGCGTGATCAATCAAGTGTTCCCGGGCTCGGCGGGCAGAGGCTATGTCGCTGGTATCGAACTGCTTGGCTATCTCTGTGGAGCCGTAGGCAACAACAGCCACAAAGATCATGAACGCGAGTAGGGCCCTCATTTGCTCAGAACTCTTTGAGGTGTTTGGCGAGCGTTCCCCGCCAGTCTTCGCCGCAATGCCATGCGCGAATCACATCCCCAGCGCCCAGCAATGTGGCTATGAACACCAGCCCGAAAGCAGAGCCAATCATCCAGCCCAGGAAGATGAAGGTTTGTACTGTGTGGTCGTCCATGACGTGCTCCATCGCTGTAATGTGTGTCTGATGGAGTAAAAGATACAAAACAGATCTATTTAGGTCAATACATTTTGTATCTTTATTTTATAAGGATACGAAAAGATGCGTTATGCCGGAAAATGGATACAAAAAAGCCCGCTCAGGGCGGGCTTGGGAGGATGCTTCGGCTCTCGCCGTAAATATGGCCGCTAGGCGTTAGCGTCTTTCAAGCCTATGCGTGATATCCAGTATTCTTCAGATATGATTTCGACCTTATGCCCGCCTTTCTGGAGTTCGACGGCCGCCTCTATTTTGCGGCCCCAGGTTGAATGCGCCCAGTCACGACTCCCAACCGTACCAATCACCACGTAGTCAGTTCGTGTCGTCGGGGATTTTTGGCATATCCCACCGCCTTCGATAATCAACTTTTCCCATTCTTTGCGGGGTCCAGCCGCAAATCTACCAGTTAGGACAAAGTAGCACCCTTCTGTTTGAATATTTTCCGGTTCGGTAATCGGCAATGACGCCGATTTATGCACCGCAACTATTTCGCCGGTGCTCGTATCGGTGCTGGTCTGTATATCTGGTTCGCCTCCCACTACACTCAGAAGCAGGTCGAGAATATCTTGCGCCTCATGCTTGTCAATGAAGTCGTCTTCAAAGGCATCCTTGAGTCGTGCATACAGCACATTTCCAGGCCATACATCGATCAATGTTGGCCGGCTATGCAGCCAGATGTAGAAAGGTTCAAGTTCGGCTTGGCTTACCATGCCGTCAATCGAGATACCACGACAGATCCCGATAAGCTCATCGACATTACGCTGTTGCAGTGCAGTTTTGCGGAGTCGTTGCTGGATTGGCTGGCCGTGCGCGTCATGCACGCCACCGTTCCATGCCTTGCTATCTGTCGACATCCTTTTGCCTCCTTGGCCGTTGTCGCAGCTTACTTTTGCTCACTGATATTGCGTTTATAGGTGATAGTGAGTTCACCCCTTGGGTTTCACAATCACCATGTAAATAGGCACCAGCAGCGCCAATAGTGAACGCCGCCGCATGATGCCTCAGTCATCGGTCAAGCGCCGCCTTCATGTGATAGGCTGCCATTCGCCAGCTTCGATACCGCATCATCCCTTGATGCGCCAGTTCTTCTATCAGCTCGCGATCGTAGATAGTTTTGTAATAATCAATGTCCTTCCACGCCTCTACCTCTTGCTCAAGACAGTGTCTCACCATGCGCGGGTTTACTATGCCGTGATCCGTCCACTCGCGCCTGCAGTGGAATAGCGAGAGTGTGTAGTAGCGGGATGTGTTGTTCTCGGCAATTAGGTACTCAAGGTCCCGCATGGCCTCTATCTGTTGCTCCAGACAGTGGTTGTACATGCGGGTGTCCAGCACCCCTCTCTTGGTCCAGTCATCCGTGCAAATTTGCTTCGCATGGATTGTGGCGTGGGTGACAATGTATTCGATGTTTCGAAGCGCTTCTTCTGTGTCGAGTGGTTCTTCCGTCGTTGTGGTCGAGGCCGCCGCCGATTGACTTTCGGTCGCCACTTGTCGGCGATCGGGCAGCAACTCCGTAACGACCGCGAGGGCTATAATCGCTCCCCCATATATGCCAGCACGCTTCAGTTTGGAGGGCTTATTGGTGGGTTCAGGCTTTGGTCTGGCTGGTCGTTCATCCGCAGCCTGGGCTTGGTGGGCTTGGTGGGCTTCGACCTTGGCGTAGATAGCCCCGCATTTTGGGCACTGGGAGGAGGGGGGCGGATCATCTTCAGCGCGTGAGTACCCGCATTTCAGGCATTGCTTTCCTTCGTTCATACCCCACCTATGAAGTCCATTTTTGGTTACAACAAGACGGCATACCAGAACACCCGGCCTACGACGCGGAATTCATCCAGGCTTTCAGGCTCCAGTACTTCGTCTGGATATTCCTTGTTTTCGGAGCTGACCTTAACGCGCCCACCGGGTAGGCGGTGCAGGTATTTTACCCGCAGCAGCCCGCCGTGATCGATGGCGTACATCTGACCGTCTTCAATGTGCGTGGCGCTGGTGTCTACTGCCACGGTAGAGCCGTTGGGCAGCACTCTGGCCATGCTGTCGCCACTGACAAAGCAGCAGGCCGCCACAGATGGGTCTATGCCCTTGCGCGCCAGTGTGGAGCGCGCAAATCGCAGTTTGGCGCCATGGTTTTCCTGTACCTGGGTGCGGCCATGCCCACCCGCGAGTTCAACTTCCCTGAACAAAGGCAACTCCAATTCATCAGCACCCAGCGGCGTGCTGCTATCCCAGGGAGCCACCGCGCCCAGGCTGTAGGTAGGTTCAGCTGCTTTTTTTTCCGGCGGGGATGCGTATGAAGCGGCGCCTTCGGCCGCCCGCGATTCTTCGGCACCAAAAAGCTCTTCATAAGACATCTGTAGGGCCGTACACAGTGCGGTTGCCTGGTCGATATTGATCTGCCGCCTTCCTGAGAAGTAATGCCCTACTGCACCGCGCGTTTTAACGCCCAGCGGGGTGGTGAGGTCTTCCTGTGTCAGGTCCAGGTGCTTCATTCGGGCCTTAGCCCGTGCTTGCCATGTAGTCATACCGAGAATGGTACAACTTGTACCGTTCTGATCAATGCCACATTTTGTATCGCATCGCTTGCGCGAAAAGGATACGTTTTGTATTCTTTGCATATGAAGTTTCGCTGAGGCTATCCCTGTGTCGCTTAAAGAATACATAGATTCATTCCCTGTTGAAGAGCGCGTCTCTGTACGCCAGAAGCTGGCAAAAGCCGCTGGGGTCACCGAGTCGTGCATCAAACACTATGCCATCGGCCGCCGTAAGTGCCCGGCTGCCCGGGCGGTGAAAATCGAAGTGGCAACTGATGGCAAGGTGACCGCCCATCAAATCGTCTTCGGCACTCCCATACCCAAAGCATAAGTTGGCCGGCGCCATCAAAACACGTTTATCAAAAGGACTTTCAAACATGGACCACATCGATACCGCCATCTATGCCACCGTTCACGACTCATCCATTCCTGCGAAGGAAATTGCCTCGCGCGTGGGTATGTCACACCAGGTGTTGCTGAACAAAGCCAATGCCCAGAACGAAACGCATAAGCTGACCCTGCGTGAGTCGCTGGCTATCCAGATAGCCACCGGCACCACGCGCATTCACGCCGCCATGGGGGTTGAACTGGGCGTCCAGTCCCAGCCGGTAGATGACGAATCCGAGTGTGGTGGCCTGATGAAAGCGGTTTTGAGTGCGGCCCACCAGCACGGCGATGTGATGCGCACGATTGATGACGCGATGGCTGATAACCACCTGACGGCCCGCGAAAGCGCGCAGTGCTGCAAGGAAATTGATGAAGCGGTGCAGGCACTGCTGGCGCTGAGCCGCGCCGTTGTGCTGGAGCAGAAGAAATCCCGCGCACAGAGTGAAGCACTGCGCCAGACCCAGGCGCCCGGGTGTGTGTATGGCCCCGGCCTGGTTGAGCCTGATGGCGCCGAGCCTGCAGCGCTTAAAATTGCGCCGCGGGAAAAAGATCAGAAGATGGGTCACGCATCATGAGCCGTTTGTCTAGCGCGCAGATCCTGGCCATTGCTGGCGTCATGAGCAATGCCGCGCCCGCTTTTGAAGTCCATCTGGAGCCTTTGAAGTACGGCGCCCGAACTCGGCGCAAGAGCAAGCCACGGCGTGCGTTCTGGGGGCATAGCAGCAAGTACCGCCCCCGCAACGAAACAGGCGACTGCCTGGCCGCCGCCCGCCGCCGGCGGCAGATGGGTATTGATGATTCCTGCGATTACGCCCAGGCGAACTGATGCTGCTGTTCCTGTTGCAACTGATCCTAATCTCGGCAGAGAACCTGTGTGGCGCCCCTGCGGGCAGCGCTGCAGCAGAGCCCGACGAACTGCCCGCCCTGATCCACCAAACAGAGTACGGCTGACTCCAGGGCCACTGCCGAGAGGCGCAGGCCCGGTAACAAATGCGCCGCAGCCCCTTCACTGGGGCTTTCTGGGTACCAGGGTACAGCAGCCACATACAACCGAGGTTTTTATGGATAACCAGGAAGGCACTGAAAGATGGGTAATGGACTTCATGCCCGATGGTCGGGTGAATTTCAGCCGATTCGTAGACGGGGCGCTGGAAGAGAAATATCGCCCTGCTACACGGGCGGAAGCAACCGTATGGGCCGCCGCGATCATTCAGGGCTATCAGCCGCCAGCGTCACTACGTTCGCAAGATAGAGGATGGAAAGAGGCTGCCCGACTGAAGCTCGCCCAAGGGGCGACTTAGAAGGCTTTACGAGTCACTGCCGCAAGCAGTGCACAACCGAGAGTGATTTGGCGCGTGCTTTCACGGCACTGGAAGCTAAATAGGACACCGGGGCGCGTGCTGGCGCCCCGGTCGACTGACGGGGCCCACTGTACATCGTCCGCCAAATCACTCTGCGGTTGTGGTGAATGCTAAGCCTTGGGCGGCAGTTGTGCCAACCGATGATCTTTAGGGTCATCCCAACTGCCTAACGCCGGAGTGAGCCCCGGCCACCACAGCACGACTAACCGCCGTAAGTGGTGATCTGCAGGTAAGGGACAAAGGACGCACAGCGACACACAGGCACCCTGGAGCAGGGAAGATCAGCTGGCTAAGGATGGCTGGCATCCCTTGAGGTTTCTACTCGTCATCCGCGCCGTTCCGCTTTGCAGATCAGTTCAACAGGATTTATCAGAGGTATCAGCGAGTGGGCATTATATGAATCAACAAACAGTGGCAGCGCTGCTGCGCCGTCCGATCGCCTACCACCCGATCTTTCGCCAGGTCACAGGATCGACTGTGGCGGCTGTGATGCTGAGCCAGATGTATTACTGGACGGACGGCCGCATCGGCGAAGGGCGTGATGGGTGGTTCCACAAGACGCAGCAGGAATGGGAGCTGGAAACAGGTCTGTCTCGATCTGAGCAGGACCGTGCCCGCAAGGTGATGAAGCAGTTGGGCCTGCTGAAGGAAGCGCGCCGCGGCAACCCAGCGCGGATGTGGTTTCGTTTAAATCGCGATCAGCTGTTTGCTTTAATCGGTGATGTTGCCTCAAAAGAAAACCCTAATGAAAACATCAGTTTGCAGGATCCCGCAATCAAGAATGCTGAAACCTGCAATAGCAGCAAAAACAAAGAGTTGGATGTTCCGATCGCCCCCGCAGAGAGTGTTTTTAAATCCAATGAAATCAACAGTTTGCAGGATCCTGCAAACTTGATTGCAGAAACCGGCAATCAAGATTGCGAGATCGAGCAAACAGCACTGCAGGATTCTGCAAACTTGATTGCAGGATCCTGCAATCTAAAAGAACAGAGAGTACAGCAGAGAATACTTACCGACAGCGCCGCGCCGGGCATGCCCCTGGCTGCTGCCCACCCAGAGCAAACCGACACCCCCCCAGCGGTAGACTTCGATCGACTGTTCGATACAACCCCACGAACTGATCAACGTCGTTTTGCGATGCACTGGGAATGGCAGCCGGGCCCGCAGTTCGCTGCCCGCTGCCAGCAGGTGGGTGTGGCGCTGGGCAAGATTCCGACTGGCCAGGCGGATGAGATCCTGGGCGAGTTTCGGTCGTACTGGGTGGATCGCCCCGCAGAAAATTCGCAGGGTGCCTGGGAGCACAAGCTTGCGACTCGCTTGCGCATGATCGTACCCGTCAGACCTCAGACTGCGCCCCCGGTTTCGCTAACAACCCCGCAGAGTCGTCGCCAGGTCGTAACGGCTTCGGTGATGGATATCCGCGATACGGACTGGTGACCGCATGAACGACGCCAAACGACTGCCCTGCCTGATTACGGAAAATAAACGCCTGGCGATGGCGTTGCGCAAAGAACGGGCGCTGGACAAAAAACTGGCTGAATTGCTGCGCAAGGGCTTGCGGGCAGACGCCCTGATCCTGCTCGAAACGCACCTTCGCAAGGTAGGGGAATTAAATCATGGCTGATAAGCAAATCCGGATCGAAGGGCTCGATGACTTGAGGGCGAAGCTGAACGCTATCTGGGGGCTGGTAGCCCAGGGCCTGACGGCGGGCCCGGTGGTGATCACGCTGGGGCGGGATAAGCGGCCTGCGAGCATGAACCGCAAACTCTGGCCGCTACTGCAGGACATCAGCCAGCAGCTTGAGTGGCATGGCGTGTCCATGCCCGAGGCGGACTGGAAAGATCTGTTTGCTGCCCGCCAGATGAATCAGCGCGTTGTGCCTGGCATAGACGGCGGGCTGGTGGCCTTGAGTAATTCCACCAGCGGTATGGAGCCGGCGCCCTTCGCCGATCTTATCCGGCTGATCTATGCGTTCGGGGCTCACCAGGGTGTGAAGTGGAGCGATCCGTCATTGGCGGTTTATGAGCAGTACAAGGAGGCGGCGGCGTGATCAAACCAAAAGCCTACCGCAGCACGGCCTACATCAAACACCTGAAGGCAATGCGCTGCATCTGCTGCAATGGTTCTGGCGGCGATCCGCACCACGTTATAGGCCTGCCTTGGGGTCTGTCGGGCATGGGCATGACAGCCCCGGATTCGTTCGCCATGCCGATGTGCCGCGGCCACCACAGCGAAGTACACCGTGATGTCGATATGCAGCAGCAGCAGCCTGAGTGGCTGCTGTGGACGCTGCAGATGACGATACCGCAATTTGCGGGTGAGTTGCAGGCGCAGCTGATCCAGGCGCAAGCGTTCGTTGAGCGCAAAATGGAGGCGGCATGAGTCTGACGATTTTATTTCCATCGGCGTTAACGATCGCCCTTGCGCTCTGGGTGCGGGCCTATAACAGGAACGCAGTATTGCCGCTGGTGGACCTGGGCCTGCGGGTTGGTGTGGCGCTGTTTGGGGCGCTGGTGGTCTGGCTGATGTATTTAGTGACTGCCTGCGCTGGTGGAAGCTAAGCGATTAATCAAAGCGAAGGGAGTGAAGTAATGGGTCAATTACCGGATCTGCGAACCATGTGGGCCTGCCTGGCGATATTCTGCGCCCTTGTTGGGTGGGGTGTTGTTGAGCTGGCCTTGTGGTTTTTTTCACATTTGTCGTGGGCGGCGTGAATAGGAGTAGGGGATAGCCATGGACCGAGTAACGGCGAATAAAGCGCGCCATGAGATTGGAGAACGAAAGCTCGGCATGAGTCGATCCGTGCGCGCAGCGCTTAATCCTCCGCCATGGGATAGCCACCGATGGCGTTTTGTTGCTGCGGATTCATCGGGTGAGTGGTGGGGCTATCACGTTGCCCCTAAACTCCTTCCCCCGTGGGGATGGGATAAGCCATGGTCCTGCTGTCGCATCGCCAAAGGCATGCCATTCGCTAGCTGGGACGAATCGCTGATGGAGCGCCCATGAAAAACACCCCCAGAGTAATCGGCATTGACCCCGACCTGGACAAGTCAGGCGTCGGTATCACCGAAAACGCCCGGCTGGTGGACCTAAAGAGCCTGCCATTCTTTGACTTGATTGAATTTATCCAGGCTGAGCACGCCGCCGGATCTGCGTTTGTGCTGGAAAACGTGGAAATCAACAAACCGATATTCGTCAAGGCGGTTGCGGGTGGCAGTCCTGAGTCCAAGCGCCGTCAGCGGGAGAAAATCGCCCAAAATGTGGGTCAGGTTAAGGCCATCGCGCGCCTGTTGCATCATTACATGATCCGTATCGGCGCCACTTGTACGCTGGTTAAGCCGATGACCGGTACCGCGAAAGTGGTTAAAAAAGATGCGGTGATGTTTAAAAGAATCACGGGCTGGCAGGGCCGCAGTAATGAAGACACCAGGGACGCTGCCATGCTGGCACTATATGGAGTGGCCGGAGGGGTTTATGCAAAAAAATAGTGGCCCACCACTACAGATCACAGTTCCAGAATTGGCCGGTTGTGGTCGCTGCCGCCAGACTGGGGTAGAAAAACCGTTCCTATACGAAATGGTGTGCGATGACTGCGGCGGATCCGGCCGCGTGAATAAGGCGACAGGCGAAAGGGTACCCGATGATATTATGCTGGTGGCCATGCGTAAGGAGATATCCAGGCTGCAGGGCGTTATCGCCGATTTAAAGCGCAAGGATCCGGATGAGTGCCCCATTTATGGTCCGCTTAAAAGGCGTGGTAATGGCGCCTGGCGCGGCGACTAGATTATATTTTGATTATCGTGTCAGATGGTTTGACGGTTAATTGTCGTCGCTATAGACTCGGTTTTGTGTAGGGCATGTTGTGTTTCTCGCCGTGAGGCGACAGGTTCCTTTATGGAGTAATGCAGATGAGATCCGCACCTTCGGGCCGTAAAACTCAGTTGGCGTTAGTCGGGAATAAACCCCCGGTTTCAGCTGGTTTTTCCGGCCCTTCTTTTTTGCCGAAAGCAAAACCCTCTGATTATATAAAGCCCGCATTACCGTTGATCAACCTATGCCTGCAAATGCAAATAGCATTCGCAGCACCTTGGCTCGCATTCCTTTTGAAGCAGGAGACTAAACGTGGCTGAAGTACTGACCGCTAATGCGGTAATTACATTGATGTATGCGCTGTTTGCATTATTCGCCGGCTGGCTAGCGCTTCGTGCGCTTGATGTTCTGGGTGGTGTGGACTTTAAAACAACTGCCTGGAGGATATCCAGTGAACCGTTATCTGCAGCTATTTATTTTGGTGCTCGCTTTATCGGTGTCTGCCTGCTCATTGGCCAGGTCGTTTCCTGACAAGTACGACGCGGATATACAGCAGGCCGGTAAGCGATACCTGCCGAGTTATGACTGGCAGCTGTGGAAAGCGCAGCTGTTCCAGGAAAGCCGCCTAGATCCTGCTGCCGTATCACCGGTGGGCGCTGCAGGCCTGGCGCAGTTCATGCCTGCGACCTGGGCGGAAACCACCCGGCAGTTAGGCATGGGGCAGATCAGCCCGCACCTGGCGAAGCAATCCATCATTGCTGGTGCCTATTACCAGGGCAAGCAGATCAGGATCTGGAAAGCCCCGCGATCAGCTGAAGACAGGTACAGCCTGGGGGCGGCCAGTTACAACGCCGGCGCCGGCAACATCATTAAATCGCAACGGATGTGCGCTGGCGCTAATGGCTACGCCGATATCATCCGCTGCCTGCCCCAGGTCACCGGTAAGCACGCCACTGAAACCACCACCTATGTGCAGCGCATCTGGCGCTACTGGTCACAGATGATGCTCAGCCGGGGCCCGCAGTGATCCGCGCTTTGTTGGTCGTGATTGTCGTTCTGTTCGGCATCGCCGCGACATCGGGATACCAGGCAGTGAGGGCTAACCAGCAAATTGGGAAGCTGGAAGCGGCACTGAGCACCGTTGCGACACAGTACGGCCAGGCTCGGGAGCGTTACGACCAGCTGGACGCATTAACCGCAGAACGACAGGAGGCCCAGGCCCATGAACGCAACCGCCTACAACGCCAACTTGCGGCCCTGCGCAATGCGCCGGCTGATGAATGCACTGATCGCCGTGTGCCTGCTGCTATTGCTGACATCCTGCGCAACGGCATTGCCGGTGGCGCCTCTGTGCCCAGCGGTGCCGGCCGTGCTGCTGAATCCAGTCCAAGCCCCTGAGCTCGGCACTGATCCGAGTTGGCGCGATGTGGCGCTGTATGCGGCATCCATGCGCAGCGCGTTACACCAGTGCAACGTCGATAAAGAACAGATTCGCGATTGGAGCGCTCGCTCAGCTGAGCAGTAATACCCCCCCAGGCATCTGGTCCGGAATGGAGGACAAAAAATGGCACGGACAGTGATCAATCATAGCTGCGAGATGTGTGGAGCCGTCCGCCAGGTGAGCCCGGATAAGCTGGCGAAGGGCCTGCAGCGTGTTTGTCGTAAGTGCCAGGGTAAGTCTGCTGCCCATAAGCGCAGTGTCGCTATGCTCGCCCGGGGCGGCCCCCGCCATGTAACCTATGCCGCCTGTTCGTATTGCAAACGCGACTATCAGATGGCCGCCATGGATGACGACGGCCTGTGCAGTGACCGCTGCCGCACTCAGGATGCAAAGCAAGGCTCAAGCGCGATGGATCTGTATCGCATGGCGCTGTTTGGGGTGAGAGCCCCGCAGGCCTGCAGGCCGAGCGGAACCGATCGCAGACCTGCAGAAGCGCCAGTACCAGTACCACCAGCAGGCACCAGGCCAGCAGCAGTAGGCCATCGACACCAGCACTAGCGCTAGCAACCCTGCGCCCTGCGGATCCGCTTGAGACCAGCAGCAACAAGCCAACAGCAGTACCACCAGCAGCACCAGGCACTAGGCACTAGTGCCAGCAGATCCGTTCGAGCGCCGCACCTCAGCCCAGGCAGCAGTACCACCAGCAGCACCAGTACCAGCACTAGCACCAATGCCAGCAGCACCAGCAGCAGTACCAGTCGAACCGGATCTGCTCGCGCGCCTGAAGCCACCGCCAGTAGCACCACTATCAGACACTACCGGACCAGCGGATCCGCTCGAGCTCAGCACCAGGCGGCTGAGCACCTGCAGGCACCAGCACCAGCCCACACCAGCCACCCACCCCCTACTAGGTTCTTCCAGCCACCCCCCCTATGGCGCGAGGGCGTAGACCCCCGGGGTTTATAAACTCAGCGGATTTTGGAGAGTTGATAGATCCAAGGCGCACCAGGGCCCGCCCAGGCTGCCTCCCTGGCCTTGCAGGCTTCTGCCGACCCCGATCGAGCCCCCGGATCCGGGCTCAACAGACGACACGGCAGGCCCCGGTTAGCATGGCAGCATTGGATTGTTGGGTGGTGAGGGCATGGCGAACGCGAGCAAGAATCATAAGGGTGGCCAGTCGGCCGGCGGGGTAGGGACGATCACCAATGGTCAGGCCCTGGCGCGAATGCTGGGTGTTAGTCGCCACAGTGTGACGGGGTACGTAAAGCGGGGCATGCCGATCTACGACAACGGCGGCCCGCGTGACGCCCCGCGCTACGACTCGGCGATGTGCATCCGCTGGCTGCGGGACATGGAGGTGCAGAAATCCACCGGCAACAACACCGACGAACTGAATATTGATGAAATTCGCCGGCGCAAAGAGTTGGCGCTGATGAAGAAAGAAGAAATCGGCCTGGCTGTGGTGGAAGAACGCTATGGCGATATCGAAGCCATTATGGACGAGCTCGGCGAAGCGCTGGCCACCATCCGCGCCCATCTGATGGCCCTGCCAAAGTACGCCGCACAGCTGGAGCACCAGGACGCGCTGACGATTGAAAAACGCCTCGAAGAAGAGGTGTACCGCATGCTCGAAGAGCTCGCCGACTTTACTGTTGATGATGACGACGACAGCGAATCCCACTGAGCCGCTGCATTTCCGTGCGCTGCGGAATCTTCGCCGCCGCCTTGAAGATGTCGTAAAGAGCAGTCTTAAACCGCCACCCAAGCTGGATATGCCTGAGTGGGCGGATACCTATCGCCACCTGCCCGATAACTCGGCCGAAGCAGGCCGGTGGCGTACCTCGCGCGTGCAGGTTGCCCGCGAACCGATGGAGTCCATCACCCTGCCCGAAGTGCAGGAAGTGACGGTAATGTGCTGCATCCAGCTGATGAAGGCGTTGGCGATCGATACGCCAATTCCGACGCCTGCAGGTTGGACGACCATGGGCTCGCTCCATGTCGGTGATCGGGTTTTCGGTCGTGACGGCAAGCCTTGCCGGGTGTTGGCAAAGTCCGACATCAAGACGGCAAACCGCTGCTTCCGGGTTGTGTTCTCCGATGGCGCCGAGGTTATAGCGGATGCCGGTCACAAATGGCTGGTGGATGATAGCCGCAACCGCACATCTACCCAGTGCACGCGTGTCACCAACACGCTGGAGATCAGCCAGACCTTCAAGTCGGTACTCAGTGACGGGCGCCTGGCAAACCGATACGCCATTCCCGTTGCCGATCCGCTCGAACTGCCGGAAGCGGATCTTCTAATCGCGCCATACACCTTTGGCGCCTGGCTGGGTGATGGTCACAGCTATTCGTCGCGCTTCACCAATCACGCCAAGGATCATCAGATCATTGACGAGCTCATGGCTGATGGTTATGCGGCCGAGCTGAAATCAGAAACGGCGACTGGTACCCGGGAATGGTTGATTAGCACAGTCCGCCCGACTGACGAATGTCCCTATGGTCACCCACTGGAACCGGGCCGCCGCTGCCGTACCTGCGCGAGCCTGCGCTCGAACCCAAGACGGCAGAATCCGCAGTATTCGGATCGCAAAAACAAGCGGATGCACCAGCTGCTGGTTGAGCTGAACGTGCTGCAGAACAAGCACATTCCCGCCCTTTACATGCGCGCCAGCCACCGGCAGAGGCTCGAACTGCTGCAGGGGCTAATGGATACCGATGGCACCATTTCGAAGCAGGGGAATGCCAGCTTCTGCTCGAAGGATGAGCGCCTTGCCCTGCAAGTTGTGGAGTTGCTGCGCAGCCTCGGTTTTAAGCCCGGCGTGCATCGAACCCGGGTTGCTTATCACGTCAATTTTGTCGCCTACGCCGACACCCCGATATTCAAGCTGCACCGCAAGCGAGCCCGGCAGAAACCGATATCAGCGAAGACGCGGGTGGGTGAGACGAAGCGCCGGCGGATCGTTGATGTGGTTGAGGTGTCGCCGGTACCGGTGCAGTGCATTGCAGTGGACTCGCCCGATCACCTGTACCTGTGCGGCGAAGGAATGATCCCGACTCACAACACAGAGTTGATGATCAACGCGGCGCTGTATTTCATCCATCAGGAGCCTTCGCCCATCATGTATGTGGCGCCGAAGAAGGAAACCGCGGAGGCCTGGTCGAAAGAGCGCTTTATGAAGTCGGCGATGGCCACGCCGGTCACCCGTGATGTTTTCAGCAGCAACAGGCGCGGTGAAGGCAACACCATACTGCAGAAGCAGTTCCCAGGCGGGCAGATATCGATCGTTTCAGCCCGCAACCCGACGGATCTGGCGATGCGCGCCTGCCGCATCATGCTGTTTGACGAGTGCGACAAGTACCCGCTCAACGTGGGTGCAGGCGAGGGCGGTTCGGGCGGTGAGGGTGACCCAATCCAGGTGGCCTGGGGCCGCTCGACCACCTACGGCAAACGTGCCAAGAAGATCACCGCCTGTTCGCCCACGGTGGAAGGCCGCTCGCGTATCCATCAGGAATACCTGAAATCGGACCAGCGCGAATATCACCAGCCCTGTTCACACTGCGGCCACAGCGAGGTGCTGAACTGGGAAAAGCACGTCCATATTCCCGAAGACGACAAAGGCACCAAGCTGCCCGACGGCGCCGTTATTATCTGCCATGAGTGCGGCAGTGAATGGACCGAAAGCGACCGCTTCCGCTCGATCGCCGAGGGTTGCTGGATCCCTAAGCGCCCGGAAATAAAGCACCACCGCGGCTACTGGGCCAGTGCCTTTGCCAGCCCCTTTACGCCCATCACGACACTGGCGCGTGAATACGTGGATGCGCTGGATAACCCCCAGGCCATGAAGGCGTTTATCAACACCCGCATGGCGCAGGTGTACCGCGAGATCGGCGAGGCGCCCGATTGGCAGCGCCTGTATGAACGCCGCGAAAGCTATGCCCCCTGCACGGTACCGAACGGCGGCCTGATGGTGACGGTAGGCATCGACGTGCAGAAAGATTATTTGATTTACGAAGCCGTGGCCTGGGGGCGGAAAAAGGTCAGCTGGTCTATCGATATCGGCGTTATTGACGGCCATATCTCCGAAGATGCCACGCGCGAGAACCTTAGCAAGTTTATGGAAACCCGCTATACCAATGCCGCCGGTATCCCGATGGCGATTGAACTGGCCCTGATTGACTCATCCAACGATACCAGCGAGGTGTACAGCGCCGTGGCGCAGATCGGCACGCCGCGCCTGCGGGCCATCAAGGGCCAGGGCAACCTGACCACCATTGTCGGCACCCCCAAGCCGGTGCAGATCGATATTAACGGCATTCGCCGCGATGGTGGCATCAAGATGTGGCCACTGGGCGTGAACGTGCTGAAAGAGCAGCTGTACAAGTGGCTGCTGCTGCCGCGCCCCACAGATGAGCACCTGGCCGCCGGTGGTGAATGGCCCACCGGGTACTGTCATTTCCCTGAGTGGGGTGATGACTACTTCAAGCAGCTTACCGCCGAAATACTCATCGAGCGCTCGGATTCAAAAGGGTTTCTGGTGCGCAGCTGGGAAACCATCCGCGACCACAACCATTATCTTGACTGCCGCGGCTATGCCCGTGCTGCCGCTTCGATGCTGGGCCTTGACCGCATGGCGGATGAAGACTTCAAAGAGCGCGAGAAACACTACGGCGCTACCAGCAGCCGCCCGCCTGATGCGCTGTCGCCCGACTTGCCCGCAGAGCCAGAGCCCGCTCCAGAAGCCGAACGCCCGCGCAAGAAACGCCCCGCCAGGTTCTTCAAGAAGGGCCGCTAACTTGTTTTCGACCGCGTTAACCGGAGCATGAGTCGCTATTACCACCGCCATAACCCGGAGCATTGCACTATGGAGCTAACCCCAGAACAGATGGCTGCCGTTTTCAATGCCTGGGCAGAGCGTTTCGCCGATGATCCGGCAGCATTTGATGACATTCTGGATGAGGACGGCATCCCTGTTGAAGACTACGGCGACCGCTGTGCGGCCTATTTCAACCAGCTGGCTTGCGAGCTCTTTGGCGTATGAGTTTCTTAAAGTGGTTCATCAGCCCGCCGAAGGCGGATAGTCCTGATGGCGACTCCCTGCTTTCTGTGCGTCCGGGTGATGAAGCCAGTTCGACTGTAGGCGCCTGCGGCACGCCTGGCTGCCAGCATTTGACAGAAGCATTCCCGGGCTACCGGATCTGCGCTGCGCGCCGACAGCGCGCCGAACAGCCCTCGCTAATGCCCCCGCGCAAGTCCAGGGAAGAGCGCGGCCTGCCGCCCAACGTGATACCCGACATTGCTGATGATTCCCTGGTGATCGTGCCGCTGGCGCTGCTTAAGGATTTAACCCGCATGGCGGATGCACTGGAACGCATTGAGAAATTGCTCGCACCGCCACCGCCCAAGCCGCTGGGGCCCATGGGGCCGCCCAGGTAAATTGTCGAATACCGGACCTAAATAGCCCATGAGCACATTCACACTTGATCAACTCGCCAGCCTGAAAAAAGCCTATGCCCGCGGCGTGCTGCGGGTGCGTGAAGGCGACACCTGGGTGGAATACCAGTCCATGGTGCAGATGCGCCGTGCCATCGCCGACATGGAAGCCGAGTTGCAGATCGAGAGCCCCCATAAACCGCGCGGCTCGCGCCGAGTAAGGTTTAGCCAACCACGATGAATTTAATAGACCGCTGGTATGAAATAACCGACCCGAAAAAAGCCCTGTCCCGGCAGCGCGATCGCGTGCAGCTGGATATGCTGCGCGCCTACACGGCAGCGAATCCGGATCGATTGAACGGCAGCTACAGTCGCCGTAAAACCCGCGGCTCGGACGAAGTGGCCCGCGGCCACACCCCGCTTGCGGGCGGCGCCCAGGAACTGGTGCGCAACACTGCCATCGGTAACCGCATTAAAGCCGTGATCGCCACCAATATGATCGGCACCGGCATCAAACCCGATTATGTGGGCGGCGCCAAGCGCCCGACCCAGCGCTACAAAGAGACGTTCGATGCCTGGGCGAACTCCACTGCCTGTGACTACGAGGGTCACAACAACCTGTGGGGTCTGCAGTGGCTGTGGGCTGCCACCGTCGTAGAGTCGGGCGGCGTCTTTGTGCGACAGATCATAAACAATGCCTTGGCGTTCCCATTGGTACTGCAGACGCTGGAACAGCAGTTTCTGGATGAATCCCGCTCCGGCCAGGTTGATGGCGGCGAAATCATCAGCGGCATCAAATATTCCAGCGAAGGCGAGCTGCTGGGCTACTACCTGAAAACCAAGTTGGTGAGCCAATTAACCCGCGAAGAAAGCCAGTTCTACAGCGCCGATGATGTGGTGCACATCTACCGCAAGGATCGCGCCGGGCAGCATTTGGGCGTGTCCTGGCTGCATCCGGTCGCCGATCTGATACATGACCGCCAGGAATGGCGCGACGCCTCCCTGACACTGCAGCGCATGGCCGCTTGCATGGGCATTATCATCAAGGAAGCCCCCGGCGATATGGGCCTGAAAACGGCCGGCACCCCGCTGCGTGATGAAGCTGGATTGCCGTACACCGAGCTAGAGGCCGGCATGATCGCCTATGCCAGTTCAAACACCGATATCACCACCGTCACACCGCCCAATGTTTCTAGCGGCACCGAGTTTAACTCTGAAGTGCTGCAGGACATTGCCGTCGGTGTAGGCGTGACGCGCGAGCAGATTACCGGCGATTTCAGCCAGGTGACCTGGGCCAGTGGCCGCCTGGCCCGCGGTGAATTTTACGCGAATCTTGATCGCTGGCAGCTGTTCATGATGCTGCCTGGTCTTAACAAGGTTCACGATTGGTTTGATGGCATATACGCCGTGAAAGTCGGCAAAGTCGGCGTTACTCGCAGCTGGATACTGCCACACCGTTCGGCGGTCAATCCCAAGGAAGAGCTGGATGTGGATATCGCCAAGGTGCGCACCTGCGCCATGACGCCCCAGCAGTTCTCGGCCAAACACGGCGGCAAGTTTGAAGACATCCTGACGGGCTGGCTGGAAGCCAAAGCGCTGTTTGGAGAAATGCCATTCGATCACGACCCAAGCCAGTTCAGCAGCGCTGGCAATCAGCTGGACGATAACGATGCCGCCAGCGCCAATTCAAATGGCAATGCCCGCATCAAAAAGAAAGCCAAGGCAGACGACAAGGGCGCGAACGAATAGAGACTGTACAAATATACAGTCCACTTGTTTTCGACCGCCCCACAGCGAGAATTGAGGCAACAAGACGGGGACATTATGGCGACCAGAAAAGAAAAGATGCCGAGCCTGAAAGGCGCCGCGTTCTTCCGGCCAGAAACGGTCGACCGCGAGAATATGACGGTCGAGATCGTATTCACCACGGGGGAGGCCGGCCTGCGTCAATCCTGGTGGTCTGACCCTTACGAAGAGAGCCTGCGCGTTGATGATAAATCGATCCGCCAGGAACGCCTGAAAAAGGGCCTCAGCATTCTGGACAGCCATAACCGCTATGCCGGTATTGGCGCCGTTCTGGGCGTCACCGAAGATTACCGCATCGAGAAAGGCCAGCTGGCGGGCACCTGTCGGTTCTCGAAGAACCAGCAAGCGGTATTTGATGACGTAGCGGATGGGATTCTGCGCCACGTATCCCTGGGGTACCGCATCCACGAATACAAGGTCACCAAGCCTGGCAAAGACACTGCCATTGAGCAGCGCGAAGCGATCGACTGGGAGCCGCTGGAGCTCTCGATCGTGCCGGTCAGTTTTGAAACCACCAACGGTACCCGCGACGCAGAGCGCGCAGGCGCAGAAACCTACGATGTCACATTAACGCAAGAGGAAACACCGATGACCGAAGAAGAACGCGCTGCCGCTGCTGCCCTGAAGGCGCAGCAGGAAGAGGCCAACCGTACCCAGCCCGCCGCACCTGCCGCTCCAGCCGCACCCACTGTGAATGCGGACGAAGTGCGGGGCGAAACCCGCGCGCAGCTGAAGCCGATGCTTGAAGCTGCTCGCGCCGCAGGCCTGGACGATGCTTTCGCTACTGATGCCTTCGCTGATGGCACTGGTATTGATGCCTTCCGCGCCCTGGTGCTCGATAAGATGGCCGAAACCCGCAAAGCCGGTGGTGTGAAATCCTTCGCAGTAGATCCTTACCTGAAAAGCGACGGCCGCCGCGATGAGGGTGAATCCCTGATTCGTTCGGCTGAAGAAGCAATCATGGTGCGCGCCCGGGTGAAAGGCGCCACGCTGACCGAAGGCGCCCGCGAGTTTTCCGGCCGCTCCATGATGGAGGTGGCGCGCACGCTGCTGGTAGCCCAGGGCGTGAATGTGCGCGGCCTGTCGCCGCAGAAAATCGCCACCCGTGCGATGCACTCGACCAGCGATTTTCCGCTGATCCTTGAAAACGTAATGAACAAAAACCTGCTGGATGCGTATCGCGAAACACCGCGTACCTTCATGGGTCTGGGCCAGGCGAGCACCGCGAACGATTTCCGCGAGAAGCACCTGTATCGCCTGGGTGACGCGCCCAGCCTGAAACCACTGAATGAAAACGGCGAATACCAGGCCGGCACCTTCAGTGAGGCGAAAGAGCGTTACGCCATCGATACCTTCGCGCGCAAAATCGCTTTCACCCGCAAGATGCTGATCAACGACGATATGGGCGCGCTGGATCGCATGCCGCGCATGTTCGGTCCGGCTGGCGCCCGGTTGGAAAACGATATCGTTTGGGGCCTGTTGCTGAACTACGACTTTATCAACAACAAAGCCGGCAGCGTACTAATGGAAGACGGCAAGGCGCTGTTCCACGCCGACCATGCCAACCTGCTGACCACCGGATCCGCCCTGAGCAAGGCGTCTCTTACTGCGCTGCGCAAACTGGGCCGCAAGATGAAGACGCTGGACGGCCAGTTTATGAACGTCGAGTACAACGCCATTGCGATACCGGAGGATCTGGAAACCACGGCGGAAGATCTGCTGTTGCCGCGCATCGTGGCCGCCAAAATCGAAGATCAGGCGCCGCGCCAGAAAATGGACATCATCGTTGAGCCGCGCCTGGCCGTGGTCGATACCGCCGCCTGGTACGCCTTTAGCGCCATGATGGACACCTTCGAGTACGCCCACCTGGCGGGTGAAGAGGAAATGTACACCGAGGTGAACACCAACACCGACGTGGACGGGCTGGAAGTCAAAGTACGCAAAGACTTCGGCGCAGGCCTGGTGGATTACCGCGGCATGGCTAAAGCGACGGGCGCCGCATAACGCGGCGTTAACCCCTCTTCTTTTCGGAGTAGCACAGCATGAAAAATTGGACATCCAATGGCGAGATCGTCACCTTTACCGCACCTGCCGGCGGCGCTGTCTCTGGCACCCCGCTGGTGGTGGGTTCGCTGGTGGTGATTCCGGCATTTTCCGCCGCCGCCACCTACGAGTGTGAAGGCAATACCTGCGGCGTTTATGAGTTGCCGAAGAAGTCCACCGACACCCCTGCCCAGTTTGCCAAGGCGTACTGGGATGAAACCAACGGTGAAGTGACCACCACGGCTACTGATAACACCCTGATCGGTGTGTTCATGGATACCCTGCTCACCGGTACCACGGTGGCGGAAGTGCGACTGAACGGTGTCGGCATCTAATGTCCCTGCTACGGGAAATCATGGGGGAGGCCATGGGCGTCGTTACCGACGTTCTGGGCTCCCCCTGTGTGTTGACCAACACCCTCACCCTGGAAACCATCACGCTGAACGCGATCGTCCAGATCGGTGTGGAAGTGTACGAAAATCACGTCTTTGCAGGCATCGCCACCACCGCTGTGATCAACAAGGCCGACGCCAGCCCGATGCTGTCCGACACCCTGCTGGATACCGAAACCAGCCTCAGTTACACGCTGGTGGGCATCAAGGAAGAGACGGCATCTAAGACAGAATTCATTCTGAGTGCTGATTAATGGCTGTCTTCCATGTTTTGGTCCCGCGCGATCTGGATCCGCTTATCGGCAAGTTTCGCCGCCGCGAGCTCCAGGCGAAGGCGGAATTGTCGAAGGCGATCAACAAGGCAGCCCGCGAAACCATCAATCTCACCACCGATGAGTGGAATTCCTACTTTCAGCTGCCCCGCGGTTATATCGACGGTAAGGTAAAAATCGTCTCGGGTTCGACCCCAGGCCGCATGCAGGCCAAGGTCTGGGCCCGCAACCGAGGCACCCGCGCCAATAACTTTCGCTATGCCGCGCAGTCAGGCCGCAAGGGCGTGATGCTCAATGTCGTGAAGGGCAGGGGTGGTGGCGTGATCAAAAACGCCTTTGTCATTCCACGGGTGAAATCAGACGGCAAGCCGCTGATCGTTGAGCGCCTGCAGAAATATCAGAAAGGCGAAAGCCGAGGCTTTAGTCGCGCCAGCAAAAACGGGCTGCGCTTCAAGGCGCTGTACGGCCCCTCAGTTAACCAGCATTTCCATGATTCCCGCTACCGCGTAGCGCCCCAGGCGCTGAGCGCGGCCAAACAGCAATTCCTGCAGGCGATGCGCCAATGAATACTCAAGCCGATGCGCTGGTGGCGCTGAACGCCGTGAAAGCCATGCTGGCGACCATCAGTGTCGCCAATGGCTATAACTTCGACCCCACTATCAAGCAGGGCTGGCTGCAGCACCTGTTCCAGGCGCGAGCCCGTATCCCATTCAGCTTTCCGGTGGTGGCTTATCGGCCTGAATTGAGCGCCCCCGATGGCGAGCGTACCGGCAACGCAGTCGTGACCGATCGCATCACTCTGGTGCTGGACTGCGCCATCGCGGTGAAAGACACCGATACCCCGGTGGAAGACCTGTTCAACTTGTTGAAAGACGTGCGGCGCGCACTTGTTTTCGACCCGCATAAAAACAGAATGGGTATCAAGAAGATCACTTTTCTGGAATGCCCATTTGACGTGCCGGAAGCGGGTGATGAATACGCATTCTTTTCGCAGAAGATCAGTTTCGAGGTTACAGAACAATATGCTTAAACCCGTCGGCGATAACATCATTCTTGAAGTCATCGAGCAGGAAGCGGTGAGTGCTGGCGGCATTGTTCTGCCCGGCACTGCGGTTGAAAAGCCCCACCGTGGTCGCGTACTGGCCGCCAACCCAAGCTATTACACACCCACCGGCGCCTTTCGCACCAGTGAGATAGCACCTGGTGATGTGGTGCTGTTCGGCAAGACGCACGGCACCGAGGTCAAGTTTGAAGGCAAGCCGTACCTGGTGATCAGTGAAGAATTCATCCTGTGCAAGGAGCCCATCTGATGAGCGAAGCAACCCCGAAAGCCCCGGACAGCAAGACTAAATCGGTAACCGTCATCATCGAGGGCGGCGTTACCCATCAGGGTAAGCATGTGCCCAAGGGTAAAACAATCAACTGCACCGCTGCTCAGGAAGTCATCCTGAAAAAGCACGGTGTCATCTAACCGCTGAGGTGCACTGATGGCCGTTATTCAAAATGAGTTTTACAAGGGCAAGGGTACCGGATACCTGCGCAACAAAGCGGGCTCGCTGGGCTTCCTGCCGATCGGCAACGCCTCCGCCATTGACCTGGCGTTCGCCTTGGCGAAACAGGAAATGCAGGATTACGAAAACCAGGGTGGCGGTACCGCTGACTCCATTAGCTCCATCGAATCTGTGTCTGCGTCTATCACACTGCTCAACCTGAACCCGGAAAACATCGCCCGCGTAACCGCTGGCGCTTCTGTCGCGGTGGCGGGTGGCGCTGTCTCGGCTGAGGTTCATACCGTGGCGTCTCAGGGCTCGTTCGTGAAGTTTCTGCAGGTGCCGGATACGGACGCGACCATCACCGTCACCGGCCCAAGCGCTACACCGTCCTATGTGGAAGGCACCGATTACGAGATCCGCAACGGCGGTATCCTGATTCTTGAAGGTGATATTGCCGCCGCCGCAGGCCTTGAAATCACCTATACCGCGCTGGCATCCCGTACCGTTGAAATGCTCACTGAAGTGGGCGGCGAGTACGAGTTTTACTTCGATGGTTTGAACGAAGCTCGCTCCGGTAAGCCGGTGTTGTTGACCGCCCACCGCGTGAAGATCAACCCAACCACAGCGCTGAAGATGATTTCGGATGACTTCGCCGATGCGCCCTTCACGATCGACCTGCTGCGTGACAACACCATCACCGGCTCGGAAAAATCGAAGTACGTGAAAATCGAAATGGCGGGCTAAGCCCACCCGTCCCTCGGTAATCATGAGGATAAGGGCCGCCGCGTGCGGCCTTTTTTGTAACCTGAAGGCAGTGGTCAATGGCTGAAAAGAACAAGGACATTATCGAGCTCGTCATTGAAGGCACGGATGAATACTCCGATGTCTCTGAGGCCGTGCGCGCTGAAATGTCGGCCCTGGCCGAGAAAACCAAAGCCACGCGATCTGAGTTCGATAAGTTAGAGCAATCCCTTGATCTAGCCGACACCTACCGCGCCCAGGAACAGGAAGTCAGCCGCCTGGCCCAGGCCCAGGCCGAAGCCAAGCTGGAGGTTGACCGCCTTACCAAAGCCAACAAGGAAGCCCGCGGCGCCAATGTCGATCTGGTGGCCCAGCTTGCCAAAGCCAAGGCCGAGTTCGGATCCTTGCGCACTGCCACAAACAAGGTACAAAAGGCTTTCGACGGCACCAAGGATTCCATGCGCCGCTATGGCGTTGATCTTAAAACCGTTGAAGCCAATCAGGACAGCTACCGTCAGACCGCCGAACGCCTCGCTGTCGAGCTCACCGATCTGAGCGTGGTGCAAACCCGGCTTGTGCAGTCCGCCCAGGCAGAGGCTGACGCGGTGCGGGAGTCTACGGTAGCCAAGGCGAAGCAGGCCGAGGAAGAGCAGCGGCTGATCGGGCAGAAGAAGGCACAGCTTGTCGCCGACCAGGCGCTCGAAGAGCAGCAGCGCCGCACCGCCGAGCAGTCGCTGCAGTATTCGCGCACGCTCCACGCGCTGACCGAAGAGCTCCGTAGCGGCAATATCAGTTGGGAGGATTACAAGCGCCGTGTCACCGAGGCGGGCCGCGCTACCGAGCTCAGCCGCACGCAGGTGGCGAAGATCAACCAGGCGCTGGACGATCGGGCGGTTGCCGCCCGCAAGGCGGCAGAAGCCAGCGCCCGGCAGGCCGAGGAAGAGCGTCGCGTTGAGCGCGCTACGCGCGAATACCGCCAGGAGCTTGAAAAGCTCGCCAATAGCTACCGTCAGGGCAAGGTATCGGCCGAGGCGTTTGAGGTTGGTGAGCAGAAACTGCGCAACCGGCTGAAGCTCAGCGAGGCGCAGGTAAAAGCCACGCGTCGCGAATTGAACGCCTACACAGAGGGCGTGATGGTACTGGCGCCCGTGCAGGACAAGGCGACAGCGTCAACCGGCCGATTGGTCAAGGCCGCCAAGCAGCTGGCGGTGGCCTATGGCGCCCTGCAGGCCGCTCAGGCCTCGGCGCGGCAGGTTGTGGAATCGGGCAAGGCCTATGCCACCACCGAGAATGCCATGCTCGGCCTGGGCAAGACCACCAACCTGACAGCGTCCGAGCTGCAGGGTCTGGCCGACACAATGGAGCATCTGTCGTCCAATGTGACGCCGACCACCAAGGAAGAACTGCTGAAAGTTGCGGAGGCTGCCGGCCGCATGGGGGTGCAGGGGGCGGATAATATTCGCGCCTTCACCAAGTCGATCGACGCACTGAGTTCCGCGACCGGCATTGCCGGCGATGATGCCGCCCAGAGTATTGCGCAGATCCTCAATGTCACCGGCGAAGCGCAGAAAAACGTGGTGGGCGTGTCCGCCGCCATTGCGGAGCTTGGCAACAACACTGCCACCACTGAAGAACAGATCATTCACTTCGCTAAGCGGCTGGCGTCTGATACCGCCACCGTCAAGTTGACCTCCGCCGAAGTGCTGGGCCTGTCTGGCGCGTTCGCGGAGATGGGGCAGCAGGCCGAAGGTACGAGTACGGTCGTTGGCAGAACCTTCCGCTACATCGAGGATGCGGTGAAGGGTGGCGGCAAGCCACTGGAGGACCTGATACGCCTCACGGGCAAGACCCACGAAGAGCTGCAGAAGGCCTTCGGTGAAGACAAGGTAGCGTTGTTCGGTGACTTCCTCGAAGGCCTGAATAGCTTGCAGGACGGTGGCCAGACGCTGAACAGCATACTGGATCAGCTGGGCATCAAGTCCGACGAAAACGCCCGTATTCTCGGCCTGCTGTCGCAGCGTTATGAAGGCGTAACCACCAACGTGGATCTGGCCAATACCGCCTTTGAGAAAGGCACGGCGCATTTCGCGGAAATGGCGAAGAAGGCCGCCTCGCTGGAGTCTGGCTTTGATCGCCTGCAGAACCGCGCCAAGGCTCTGCAGGAGAAGATCGGCGAAGCCTTCTCCGACGATCTATCCCGTGCCATGAATTCCACGCTTGAGGATAGCGAAGACCTTGACGAAGCCTTTGCCGAACTGGGTGAAGGGCTGGCCGATGTGGCAGAACTGGTGGTGGACTTTGTTGGCACACTCGACAATGTGTTGTCCATATTCGGAGCCCTGACCGGTGACGTAGGCCTGCTTGACGTCGCCCTGGCAGCCGTGTCGCTGGCGTTTGATGGCATTTCGGTTGTGATCAACACAGTCACGAAGGCTATTGCTGAGCTCGGGTATGTCTGGAACAAGTTCACCGGCGACACAGAGGATATGGAGCGGTGGAAAAAGGTCTGGAACGATGCCAGCGACAGTGTGGAGAAATCCGTAAAACGGCAGCGGGACTCGATTGAGCGCCTGTCCGGTGATGCCTCTCGCGCCTACCAGGACCTGCGTGACACCTACAACGAGAACCGCGAGGCGCTCGATGATCTGGACGAAGAGCAGCGCCAGGCGGCAGAAACGATTCTCAAAAGCACCGGGTATCTCGAGGGCAACGACAAGGTTTACCGGCAGCTGACCCGCGCAATTCAGCGCGCAGCCCGTGAAAAGCAGATCTATACGGAATACACCACCGACGAAAACGAGGAGATAAAGAGCTCCGTCGCGCTCATGAAGGCCCAAGGCATCGAGGAAGAGGAGGCGATCCGCCGCGCCAAGGAAAAGATCGCTGCTAAGCGCGAAGAAGCGGCAGCGACCGAGGAAGGTCAGCAAAAACAGAAGGTCGCCACGGAAGCGGGCACTCAGGCCATTAATGCCCAGGCGGACGCTTGGAAGATCCTCAAGCTCGATGTGGCTGAGGTCACCAACTCCGTCACAGAGCAGGGCGGCAAGTCTGCCGAGGCCTTCCAGAAGATTGCTGAGTCCGGCAAATACAGCGCCGAAACCATCAAGGCGGCTTTCGGCGCCGCTCTGGATAATGCCAAGACGGCGGCTGACGTTGAGTTGCTCATCGAAACGCTGAACAAGGCAGGGTTGGCTGGCGTAGCGTCGGCTGAAGAACTGCAGAAGGCGCTGGAGCGCGTGGGCGCTGCAACCACCGATACCGTCAATAACGTCGTTCAGGCCCAGTCGAAAGCCTGGAAAGCCCTGGGGCTAGATATCAACGAGGTCACTGATGGCATTACTGATCAGGGCCGCGAAGCCGCCGATGCCTTCCTGTTGCTGGCGTCTGAGGGTGAATACAGTGCCAAGCAGATCAGCCAGGCGTTTGACTCTGCGTTATCTAAAACCCGCACCAAAGCCGATATAGAGGCGCTGATCGTGGCCCTGGAAAAGGCGCGCAAGCAGGGCGTGCTGACCGGCGATAGCTTCAAGGTCGCCTTCGATGCGGCCAGTGACAAGATCAAGGGCGTTAAGCGCGACACCAAAGACGCCACCGATGAAGTGGACGACTTCAACGACACCCTGAAAGAAACCGGCAAAGTCGGCAAGGGCGCCATTGGCGAGCTGACCACGGCGATAAGGTCGCTGATCGAAGAAGTGCAGAAGCTGCAGCAGGGCTACGAAAAAGCCGCTGAGTCCGCCCAGAAAATGACCGACGCCGCCAATGGTGACGGTGGTGGTGGCGGCCGCAGTGATTCCGGCGGATCCGGCAGATCCACTATCAAACGCGGCAAGCTCGGTGCTGCCCAGCGCCAGGAACTGCTGGAAACCGGCGATCGTCTGGCGGTGGAAATCTACGACGAGCTCATAGCTGGGCTGGCGCAAAAACTGGAAGGCAAGGTGCTGAGCCCGTATGACGATACCGTTGTCTCTGAGCCCAAGCGCCTGGCAGAGCTGGCCAGAAAGCAGGCGGCGGCCAGCAAAGCCCCACCCAGTGGTTTTGGCCGCCAGACTACCTCGCCCGCCCAGCAATCTGTATCTCAGGTGGTGCGGATGGAGTTCGTCCGTGGTGGCCGTACCTACGGCTTCGATACCGACAATGAAACCACCATAGCCTTTCTCGATACTCTGGCCGAAGTAGGAGCCATCACGCGATGACCGTTTCCCTCGCCGGCATTGAGTTGCCGCTTGATATGCAATGGACCGACGAATTCGAGTGGACCCCGGTGCGCCAGCAAGAAGAGGTATCACTGACCGGTGCGCTGGTGGTTGAAGAGGCTGCCCAGACCAAAGGCCGCCGCATCACTCTTGAGGGCGGGCAGAACGCCGCCTGGGTCACCCGGGCGACGGTTGAAGCTCTGTATGCGCTGGCGCAAACCCCAGCCACGCCCCGCACCCTGGTGTTCCATTCGCGGACTTTCACCGTGCTGTTTCGTCACCGCGAAAAGGCGATTTCTGCCGCCGAAGTGAGTCGCCAGCGCAACCCAGGCGCCACCAACAAATACACCCTGAGCCTGCGGCTGATGGAGGTAGCGTGACCGAGCAAACACCGATGGATCATATAGTCGCCTTGACGGGCCAGGTGGGCGCCCTGCGCGCCACCATTGATCGTAGTGAAGCCGATCGGCTTGAGGCGCAGCAAGTACAGCAGCAAACGCTGCGCTGTTTGCGCGCCCTTGAAGTTCGTCTGGACGCCATGCCGGATGTTGAGCACGCCGATCATCACGATTTTATTAAAGTGCTGGTGGCCGAACGTCACCGCCGCCAAGAACTTCGCGACGCCGTAATACACAAGCTCGCCACTGGCGGTGCCTGGTCCGCTGCCGCAGCGCTGGTGTGGTTTCTCTGGCGCGCACTGTCGCACAAAACAGGCACTAGCTGAGGTAAGCAGTAAATGACCATTTTAGAATCCGATATCAAACTCATGGCCTCCGAGCGGCTGCTGGACGTAGACGATGGCGGCGGTCTGATGAGCGCCGTGGAAGTGGTGGATGGCGTGGTGAACAACCTGTTCCCGGATATCAGCCGCCTGGATCGCACCTATGGCCGCGTTAACCTGCGCAAGGCCTATGCGGCGGTGCGCACGGCTAACAAGGATATGTATTACGGCAGCCACGCCATCATCACCGATGCCCCGGACGACGGCAAAGTCTCGGTGGTCATGTTCACCACCGGCAGCTATACCGACGAGCGCGCCCAGGCGCAGGACCGGATCGAAAGCTATGTGGTGCAAGGGCCCGAGTCGCGCTATGTGCTGCTGGGTGACCAGCTCATCGGCCAGCGCCTGATCACCGTCTATGCCCGCCTGGATGCCGAGAGCCCGGAGGTGGGCACCGTTTACCTGCTCAGCAACGAGAGCAGCACCGGCACCATCATCGGCGAACAGCAGTATGTGCGTGTTAACGACGTGAGCGGCGAGATCCGCGAGTTTGAAGATTCAAATGGCGTATACAGTCGCCAAGTGTTCACGATCGAGATCGGCAGCGCGCTACGCCGCACATTTGATGGCCCCGATACTGCTCTGCGCATCAGCAAGCACGGTAGCCCCACATTGCTGCGCACCACCCTGGTGGCCGATGCGTCAAAATATTTTGGGGTTGTACCTTTGGCAGACGCCATCGCGCCGGGGGATCTGAGCATCAAGGCCGAGAGTATCTATGGTCAGCTGGTACCTGCTGCTACGGTCGAGAGTCCGGTGGTGGATATCCAGGCCGGCGCCGATCGGCTCAACGTGCAAGCGGCCAGTGCCAGCAGCTATAGCATCACCTTGGCCCGCGCCACCACAATGGGCTTTGGTCGTGCGGTAACGCCCGGCACTATGACCGCGACCTGGTATGCAAAGCCCTTCACCGCCACATTGTATTACGTCACCGCGACCGATGACGGAGTAGGTAACCTGGTTGTAACCACGGTACACCCCCAAGGCGGCGCAGCGATGGGTGAGGTGGTGGCCTCGATCGATTATGCCACCGGCACTCTGACCGGCGTTAAGGCGCTGGGTGAAACACTGCAAATAACCGCCATCCCAGGTGTTGCCATTTACGATGTCGCCCACACTGCCGCCGAAGCTATCGAGTTGTCGAACCGGGGCTATAACTACGTCAAAACCCTGCGGCCGATCCCGCACCCGGGCACCCTGACCGTTGACTATATGGTGCTGGGCAAGTGGTACCGGATGCGCGATCGTGGCGATGGCGTGCTGGAAGACGACAGCGGTGGAACCGGAACGATCGATTACGTTACCGGCTCAGTGGTAGCGACCTTGGGTGCGCTGCCAGACACCGGCAGCACTGTGATCTACACCTGGGCGACCAAGGCCCATTACGAGATCCGCGATACCGACACCGAGATCGAGCTGCCCACCATCACCGCCACAGTGTCGGCAGGCGATATCCTGCCGGGCAGCCTGGTGATCAGCTGGGAGTCCGGCGCCGTCACCAAAACTGCAACCGATGACGGCAACGGCAATATCACCGGCGACGGTACCGGTCGCGTGATTTATGGCCTTGGCCAGATCGGCATCAAGCCGACCCTGCTGCCCGACAGCGGCAGCCTGCTGCAGATCGATTACGACAAGGGTACCCAGACTACTGCGTTGCTGACCCCGGGCCTGACCGGCAATGACGCCACCTTCACCCTGGCCAACGCCCCGGTGGAGCCGAAAACCTTTGTCGCCAGCTACGACAGCACCCGTACCGTGCGCTATTACCGCGGCACCAAGGAGCAGACCACCACGGTGCGCGTCACCGACGATGGCGCCGGCAACCTCAGCAACGGCGGCACCATCAACTATGCTACCGGCGCTGTGGTCATGCCGGTACGGGCGGCTTACGACCTCGATACCTACATTGTCAGCAGCGGTACCGGTAGCGACGGCAGCTGGGGCAACCTCACCCAAACCAGCATTTACGGTGGCTCGGTGGAGGTTAAATACAACCAGGACAGCGTGGCGCCGATCGCCCAGTCCGAAACCGCCGCCTTGCCGTCGATCACCTTCGATCTGACCCCGCTCACCACCCGTAACATCATGCCTGGCAGCGTCGAATTTTTGTGGAATGGCAAAACCTACATCGACCGCGAAGGTACGATTTATACGGACCTTAACCGCGCCAGCGGCGCCGCCACCGCAGTTGGCCTGATCGACTACGAAACCGGCCAGGTATCGCTGGATGAATACAACGGCGGTGCCAATACCGTCGCCATGAAAAGCCTGCTGGTCACCCGGGGCGCCTGGACGGCAGACAGAATGTTCTTCCGCACCCCAGGCGCGCCGCTGCGCCCGGCATCCTTCTACCTGCGTGCCACCCAGCCCGATGGCACCGTGGTGAGCGCCACCGGATCACTGAATGGCGAGCTGAACCAGGACGGCATCACTGGCACCATCAGCTACCAGACCGGCGTGGCCGATGTGACTTTCGCCAGCGAGATCCTGCCCTTTACCGCCAAGTTCAACGCCGTGGTGTACAGCATGATGCCGCTAGACGAGGCCGTGCTGGGGCTGGACCCGGTACGCCTGCCGATCGATGGCCGCGTGCCCATCATCCGCAACGGCGACGTGGTTGTGGTGCACAGCACCCAGTCGCAGACCCTCAGCAGCCCGCTGTCCGCCGGCGAAACCGCCGCGCTCAGCCGTAACGAACTGGCCAGCGCCACCCTCAAGGACCAGGTCGGCACCCTGGTGGACCCGGGCCTGTATACGGTCAACCGCGAAACCGGCGTCATCACCATGGCCACGCCGCTGGACCTGAGCGCCTACACCGAGCCGCTCATCGCGACCCACCGCATTGAAGATATGGCGCTGGTGAACGAGGCCGAGATCAACGGCACCCTGCGCCTGGTGGGTGCCATCCCGCGCACCTACGACCCGGCCGATACCTACGTTTCCAGCGCGCTGATCTTCGGCGATATCGGCGCCCGCGTGCACCACCTGTTCAGCCAGACCACCTGGACCAGCGTCTGGGCCGATGCCCGCATCGGCAGCAACACCACCGCGCAGTACAACGACGTTTTGTACCCGCCGCAGACCGACAACAATAACGCCATCCGTGAGCGCTGGGCGCTGATATTCACCAGCTCATCGTCGTTTAACGTTGTGGGCGAAGTAGTGGGGCAGATAGCGACAGGCAGCACAGGCTCTGATCTGGCTCCCATCAATCCGGTGACAGGGGAGCCTTACTTCACCCTGTATGCCGCCGGCTGGGGCTCAGGCTGGGCCAGTAACAACGTGCTGCGGTTCAACACCGATGCGGCCCACGCGCCCATCTGGATCGCCAGGACAACGCTCAGTGGCTGTCTCTTATACACCTCTCCGAGCCCACGAGACTCCTGA